GGGATCGCCTATTTACTTCTTTTCCCTATCAGACACTTTATCTTCTCAAGTCTGGGCAGACGCCCTCAATGGGATTATCGACATACCTGGTGCTTCTTCTCAATGGAAGACTCTTACCATGGAGAGACTGCGTAACGCAGCTTCTGACTTGCCTTTTCAAACTATCATCTCCAAACTTTCTCAGATACTTAAGAGAATTCCTGAGATTCCTCCTGAATTTCGGATGCCCATCATATTGTCATCATTATCGATTGCTTTTTCTGAGTCTCGCTTTAACGGAAGGGCTATAGCTAATATTAAAGCGCAAATTAATGATTATCTGCACGCATCTCGGATATATTTACGGCGTGCTAAAGGATATTTTCAATTGTTACCGGGAACGTTTAGTTGGATGGCTAAAATATATAATAACACAGAATCTCGATTAAGAAAGCTTATGGATAAAGCTGACGTGTTAGCAGCTATTCGAGCATTCTCACCCAGCGAAGCCAAAGAGATTCAAGTCGTTGGACAGCCATATACGATGAATCTGAATGAGCCGGCATCTCAGATCATTCCTTCGATCGCTTACCTTCTCCATAGCGCATTTCAAATCTTTAAGGATTGGCAATGGGACGATGTTAATCATCAATGGGTGCCGAGAGAACCTTTCGCTAATGATTATCTCTTAGTCCAAGTTAACAATCTTGTTCCTGGTGCTCTACGTGATAAGGAACTTGGTATTCAACTCCTTATGACATTATATCACGTTAATGGAATAAACTGCTTGCATCAACGCGAGCGAAACAATTTCGCTTATGCTGGTGTTGGCGCTGAAGATAATCGTTATGCGAACGATATAGCCAACTACATTGCGCTACGGCAAATTATTACTCCTGAATCAATTCGGGAAATATTTAATATTTAATCGTTAATCTTTTTAAAATTATCTGAATTATGGGATTGTTCTCACAAGTTTGGCGTATTAGGGGGCGTGAAGTTATTAATCAGGATATATCTGCAATACCCGCTAATAAGATTCTTTATGCAAAGCGGGAATATTTGCCTATCCTAATGCATGTTTGGAAAATTGTCGAAGATACAACAAAATTTAGATGGCGAGCTACATCATACATAAGATCCAGTCCGTCTCACAGACAAGGCATTGCCCTAGATATAGCTCCTGATATAGCTCCTACTAGTAAGAGGTTTTATGCTGTTACTAATATGTCTGATCCTGTACTCTATAAAAGAGAGCGATTAATCCGTTTGTTACAGCAAGCCGTTCGCCGTTTGCCTATTTATAAGTACGACGTTGGCATATTTATCGAGCCTGATCATCTTCATATTGGTTTATTTCAACGTCGCGGAAGACCATCGAACCGTCTTTTCAAATGGGGAATTTATAAACCTGTCTATCCTGATTCAGCTCGACGGATGAAGTTACCACTTATTCGGTCATGATTACTCATGATATATCTTTATGTTTAACTTTAAAATGTAAACCTATGAAATCATTTAATGATTTAGATGTAACAACTGACGCAAGACAACCTTTGGCGGACATCACTAATGCTCCTTATTTGTTTGGGGACCCCGTTGGAGATATTGACTTAAGCGATGATGAGACTGGTGATGAAGACGGTGATTTTGACTATGGCGATGTCACCGACGATGATGAAGTTGATGCTCTTTCAACCTATCAACTTATCTCGGGTGACCCTGAAATCGGTGCTCCAACAGGTCAAAAGGCTAAAAACTTCTATCAGAAGTATAAAGCCCCGATTTGGGGAATAGCAGGTGCCGGAGCAGGAGTAGCAGCTGGCATGCTGGCGGCTAAAGCACTTGCCCGTGCTCGTGCCAAGAGAGCGTATAAGAATAAACTTATGCGATATAGGCAGAATCAATCTTTGCGGGCTCAACGTATTGTTACCAGAAGCATAAGAGGCCTTAGTCGTCTATCAATGATGCCATTCTTCCAAATAAGCGGAGCGAAAATGAACGCAGCTCCGATTGATCCGTCTAGTCGGTTTATAGCAGATATGTTTAAACAGATGCTTGATCGACAAGCTATGGACACTCCTTTTTATCAGGAAACCGCAATCGGTACTTTTGCAGGTGGAAACTGGACCGCACAAGCTCAGGGAGTGGCGACGACTCGCTATTTCACTGGCCTGTTCATCCAGATAGGGACTAATATCCTAAATGCAGCGCCTGGGACGATAATTAGAATTACTGCAAATATCCCGACGATAGCTGGTACTTTAACGATTTCATCACAACCCTTTATTCTGACTTATGAGAAAGGTTTTGATGTACGATTCCTCTTTTTCCCTTGGCAATTGGTTGCTAATAGAGCTTTACCTGTTCTGGGAGCTTATAGTTCTGCGAATCCTATCGTCGTGACAGTTAATGGTATACCTGCTGCCAGCGCTGTTAATGTGGTGGTCCCTGGAAGTCTGCATCCTTGGACAGTTGCAATGAGATCTGCTTTAATGCGACCTTGAGTCTAGCGTTGACTTGTGACCCTAAATTTTAGATGAGATTTTAAAGTTTTAACAATAACAATTACAATGCCCTATGAATGGATTAGA